AATCTACTAATTTTTTGTTTAACAGTAGCACGTTTAGAATCCTCCATCTTAGGAGTTCCTGATTTAATTACTCTAGGAGCTGTAGTAACTTTTTTATTAGTTACTGGTGCTGCCTTCGAGGCTCTATATCCCATTGCATCTCTTAGAACCATAAGGAATCTATGATCTGCTAATGAACCAATTTCTTGCTCATTAAATCCATATTCAGATAAAGATTGCTTCATCTGATTTTTGAAAGTAACTGCTTTATTTGGATCACTATATTCAGGGATCTTAGTTGCTGCCAAAGTTTTTTGTTCTTCTATGTATTGATTATACTGCTGAGCTTTTAGTGCTTCACTTTGAGATCTTAATTTATTAAAAGATTCTCTTTGTTGACGCATTTCAAAATCTATCTTAGCAGCATTCGCAGGATCTTCGTCATACATCTTTTTGAGATCTGCATCGTTAGAAGGTTGACTGATATAGTTACTGGCCATGCCAATTAAATCATTCAATTCTTTTAGCTTACTGTCATACGTTTGACTAAGGCTCATTCTTTGATCATCAAGTGTTTTCTTATCTTGGGATAAAGCATGTGTCTTTTGTCGATAATCTGAGTCTCTTGAATAACCTGATTTCAATTCGTCCAAGCTGACCTCTAACTCTTGACCTTGTACTTTGACTCGGTGGAGTGAAGGTTCTTGTTCTTCTTGTTGTTCGGTTTGTTCTGTCTCAGTTATTTCAGAGCTGTCAGTTTCAGGCTTAGCTTCCTCAGTCTCGGATTTGCTAACTTCTTCAACAACATCAGGTGCAGTTTCTTGAACTGGTTTTTCCTGTGTTTGCTCTTGTGGTTCTGTCTGTTTTTTCTCAGGTTCTGATTGTCCTTCTTGAGGATTCAGTAGTCCTGTTATTTTATCAGCAGCACCTTTTATAGTTTTATCTACTTGCATAGATTCTCCTTTTAGGTTGATCGCTTCCTGGATTGGATTAGCGAAATAGACTTCTAATTACTTAGTTAAGTCTTGTAGTTGATCTAGCTCTTTGGAGGCTAGTTTTCCTTCATTCATCACAGACTCAAGATGTCCTTTGATTTTGTCGACCATATTATAGGCCATCCAAAGAACTTGTCTTTGATCGTGATCTTTATAAGACGTGTTAAATATTTCCTCTTTGTATCGAGTCTTTAAATAACTAATCGCCTCTTTCATCAGGGGTTCGTCCAGTATTAACTGGGCCTTTGTTCCCTGCGAAATCTGTTTTGTTAGATCCTTTGTCATTAAAAAATGTTTTTTGACCTTTCATTATTTCTTTAAATAAATCACCTGATTGTTTTACTTGTTGTGTTTCTACCACAGATCGGTTCTTCATTTCAAGCTCATTTATTTTAGTACCATATTTAAGTTCCATCTCTTTAACTTTTAGTTCAAAATCTAGCATACTTTGTCTTAATTCAGCTTCTAGTTTTTTCATAGATACTTCAGCATCTAGAGATTTTCTTTGGTTTTCACCTTGTACTTGAGCTAATGATACCTTCTCAAATTCTGTTGGTGGCTTAGGTGGAAGTGGTGGCATTTGTGATGCACCTACTTCAGGATCCATAAAGAAAGGTTCTACACTTCCAAGACCTGCATTCTCTACAAGTTTTTGTAATGTGGAATATATATTTTTAAGATTAACTACTGGGCCATATACATTCTGTTGTAATTGTATTGCTTGTAGTTGTCTTTGTAAAATACCATTAAGAAGGATAAGTTGTTGTTCTTTAGATCCTGTACCTAATCCTACTTTAACAGATAAGTTAACTCTATTTCTCCATTCGTATGGAGCCATAGGTACAAACTCACCTCTAATTCTAACTAATTTTTCTTTTTGCTGATACTTGCAAAGTAATTCAAATATCTTAATTCCTAAATCTTTAACACCAGTTTCTGCAAAAGTTCTAGCAATCAATTCCATTCTCATTTGAGATTGAGTTAAAACCTGGTTCATGCCAGTTGCAGTATCTGTATTAAGTGAATCTGTTTGTAAACCTTGTGAAGATTTTGTAACACCTGATCGTGCTTCTCTTACTGAATCTAAATAGTTTAATAATCCTGAAGCTTGTTCTGTAATAGGTTGAGCTGCCATGACTTGCATAACATTAGCAGGTGGTTGTTTAGTTCTTACAATACCACCTGGACGATTTGTTAAAAGATCATCCATAGCTACTTGACCATCTTGAATAGCAATTCTATTATTATTAGTTAGATACATATTATCTAACATCTGTCTCATAACAGTAGATTTAATTAATTGTATATCTTCAATAAGTTCAGAAACAGATCTACCATAAAATCTGTGAGGCATAATAATTGGAGTCATTGAAACAAAAGGAATTGAATCAACTTCTGTCATATCTAATATCTTATAAGATCCATTACCTGCTAAGCAGACTTTCATTAATTCTGATTTACCATCACCATTAACATCTAATCTTACATAACATTCATGTACTAATATCTCATCAGAAGAACTATCACCTCTATCTTGTGGTGAAGAAAAATCTGTATCTTGGTATCTTACTTGTCTATCTTCTAAATAATCTTCTGAATTACCAGTAGGTAGATCATAAACCATATCTTTATCATAACCCATTTCTACTAATAAAGTTCTAGTCATACTTACTCTATGACAAACGAAGTTAGCAGACTCGATAGATTTAGCTCTACGTTCTATTAAAAATTCTTCAGGTGGAATAGGATCAATTTTAACTTGTCCATATTTTTGTGTCTTATGAATAACGACATCATGAAATGTTACTGTATCAATAACCTTATCATTATTATCTTTAAATTCTTCATCGTATTCTTGATGTTCTGATTCTGTAACTTCATCATCTGCAAGTAATAAATTATACTCATCATCTGTTAATTTTTTATATTCTTCTCTAGTAGTTTTTTCAGAGTCATCCCAATAAACTTTTAAGATACCATTCTTTTGTACTAAGGCATCTTTGAATGCTGTATACAATGCAGAAAAACCTCTGTTCTCTTTATAGAAAACATGGTTAATATAATCACTAGCTTGTTTAGCTACCTTCTCATCTTCAGGCCCAGCAGGTTCACAATGAAATACATTATCTCCAGCTGTAAAAATTTTCATTAAAGAAGGCATTAAAGATTCGATCGTATCAGATACATCTGTACTTACGACTTGAGATCTTCCTTCTTGTTCATTACCAAAAGGTTTACCTAAATAATATTCTAAAGACTTACGTCTACGAGATACTATTTCACCACCGATATAACCTGATGATGATCTTAGTTCTCTATTTAATATTGCTACAATTTCATTTTCTGTCATACTATATATTTATAATCCACATTTATTGGTCTTTGCCAGTCTGATGTATCAATAGGATCATGTACGCATCCATATCTAAACGCATCTGATGCGTGTGAACACCAATCGTGCAAAGGTTTATTTTTAAAAACTTGGTTCTTCTCATCCCATTGTTTACGATATTGACGTAATGCATCTAAACCCAATTTACATTTTTCTCTATCAAACCAACAATGTGGTAAAGCATTCCTAACAGATTCTATACCATGATCAACCTCTAATTTAGCACAAACTTCAAAGTCTATTCCTAAATCGTTAGCAACTTCTAATCTAGATTTTCCTGTTCCTAATTCCCTAGCTTGTATATCATGAGGTGCTATATGTCTTTCGTAGTTATAGTTCTTATCTTCTAAGACTTCTGCGTAGTGAGCTAAAGACTCACCTGAGTTCTCATAATAATCTATAAGGTGTATTTCTTCACCTATTCTTTGTGCAAACCAAATAGCTGTTGAATCCCCTATACCTAAATCCCACCATGTCTCGACACCTATGTGTTCTTCGACTGGAATACTCCCAATTCTCTTTTCATTATCAGCTTTGGTAACTAATTTTCCAAAATAACTACCACTAACAGCAGCAGTAAAAGAACATTCAAACTCTTGGTTATATTGTTCTTCAGTCATTATGGACTGTGCGTCTTTTAATTCTTCATCAGGAACTACATTGGTTTCAGAAGCTCTATACATTTTTGCAAACCAATTCTTTTGTCCTCGTTGTGCAAAATCATATACTTCCCAAAATTGATTATGACCCATTGGTGTTCCAATAAACATAACCCATCCCATTGTATCAGCTACTGCTGGACGTATAATTTCTGTCCAGGTTCTTGGTGCCATGATAGCAAATTCGTCCATCACAACTCCATGATAACCCATACCTCTAAGTGAATCAGGATGATCGGCTCCAAATATTTGTAGAGTAGATCCGTTAAATAATTCTATTTTTAATTCTGTTTCGTTTTTACTACCACCTAAATACATTAGTGGTTTTGTATAAATTTTTAAATATTCCCAAGCAATAGATTTACCTTGTCTATATGTCGGAGCTATAAATGCACACTTCTGATTATTTTTTTTTATAGCTGTTCTAATTAATTCGTTAATAGCTAATACTGACTTACCAAATCTACGATGGCATACTAGCACATTAAATCTTTTAAGACTGTTATGTACTTCTCTTTGTAAAGGACGAGGTGTGTAAGGAATAACTATATCTTTAGTTTCCTCTTTACTCGTCTCCCCACTTAATATTGATTTTGATTGGGCCATCTGATCCAAGTTTTGTAACTGTCGTAGCTAATTTTGAGTGAACGTAAGGTGCAGCTTTCTCGGCTGCCATCATCTTTCTTTCAGGAGATGACATAGGATTATTGAGTACTGCTAATAAGTAATCTAATGGAGAATGATTGTACTTGATTGCTAAATCATCAAGCATCTTCCATTTCTTAGCACAAGTAGATCCTTTCGGTCTACCAGCTCCTTCTCTTTTTCCACCACGTGTTGTCATAATTATAAATAATAAGTTCTTTTGTCAGGTTTGCTTAAAACTTCACTTTTAAGTTTTCTGCCTTCTCCTGGTTTTGGAGCTTTTTTGTATCTTCTAGATCCTGCTCCAGCAACATAAAGTCCACCTATACCTATTGCTGTTAACCCACCAAATTTAATACCTTTTTTTACTAAGGATTTAGCTTTGTTCATAAAAGCTTTACTCTTAGAATAAGGTACTAATGATTTACTTGTTTTAGACATTAATATTTCCTTTTAACTTTTTTATTTGTTTTTTTTGCGTACTTTTTTGCAGCACTTTTTCCCTTTTTTGTGTAAGCAAATTTCTTTTTTCCTACCATTGGCATAGTTGTTTCCTTTTTCTATTTGTTTTATTAAGTTCTCGAATGATTCAATAATTTTATCGAAGCATTTCTGTAACATATTATATAATTACAGCTATAACAAGTA